CAGCGGAGGATAAGTACCAAAAAGTCATAGCACTATATCCTACCGACTTGGTGAGTCGCACTGGAAGTGGGGGCTATCATTTATTCTATCGGTACCCGACCGGGGTTTCTAGGGTACCAAACAAAGTTGGAGTTGATGGAATAGATGTTAGGGGTGATGGAGGGATGGTCGTGGTGCCTCCCTCTGTCACTCAGCGGGGAGATTACCAGTGGGTTAAACAAGGTAAGCCTGGGAATTTCCCACTGGCTTTTATGAATACCCCTGAGAAGAAAAAAGAAGAGAGGTTAAAAAGCAAAGACCCTGACTGGGTTATGAAAGCTTTGCAAGGTGTATCCAAGGGCGGGCGCAATGACATCTGTGCTAGACTAGCTGGATACTTTATTGCCAAGGGTTTAACTGAGCGTGTGGTTCTTTCAATCTTACAGGATTGGAATAGAAAGAATAACCCACCACTTCCAAACTCTGAGCTTCGTGTAACAGTAGATTCAATTAAACGTAGTGATACACGTAACGTTCAAGAAGAGAAGTTTCATAAAGACATTGAGAAACCAAAGAACAAACTTAAGTTTGGACTGATGGGCTTCAATGACTACATGACCATGTTCGGAGACAACACAGTTAAGTGGACTGTTAAAGACTGGCTACCTGAAAGCACGATCGCTTTTGTAGTAAGCCCACCCGGTTCATATAAGACTTGGTTGCTTATGGACCTAGCAGTGTCAGTGGCATCTGGTATGCCATTCTTAAATCAGATACCTGTTGAGAAGAAGGGTCCAGTTATCATTGTGCAACAAGAAGACCACCACCCTCAAACAGTAGAACGTTTAGCAGTAATCGCTTCATCCCGTTTGAACTTGGTACAACCATCTTGCAAGAATGATATGTTCAAATTGAATATGCCTCCAGATCTTCCCATCTATGTGCATATCGAAAGACAACTTAGATTTGATGACCCTTCAAGTACAGCTGCCTTGGCAGAAGTATGCGAAGAGATTAAGCCAGCGTTGGTATTGATTGACCCGTTGTATTCAACTGTATCCACGGATGACTACATGGCCAGTGCAGCTGAACAAATGATGTTCATGAAAGATATCCGAGATAAACACGGAACTACTTTTGTTCTAGCACACCATAGAAAAAAAGGTGGTGACTTACACCGAGAGGGATTGTGGGGTTCACAGTTTCTAAACGCCTTCCTTGAAACAGGTTGGCAGATAACTCCTATTGATAACTTCAATGTTAAGATGAAGAGACATTTCAAATCATCTAAGAACCCTGAAGAAATTGAACTAGGTTTTAATATTGATACAAAGGCTCCGAGCTATCAGGTTGAATTACGAGACTCTGATAAATCAGATGGCGACGATCTTTTAATTAAGTTCTTCGAGGAGGGTCCAAAGACTATTCCTGAAGTAGAAACTTTCTTAAGAGCAGATAGGTCTACAGCCAGTCGTAAGATCAAGAAGCTACTTGATAACGGACACATTCACGAAGTTGAAAAGAAGGGTAAGTTCAAACGCTTCGCGATCAAACACAAATTTTCATACTAGGAAACACACATGACAAAATTTAGTTTTTCTCAAATCAGTACATGGGGCAAGTGTAACTACCAGTGGCACTTGAAATATGTAGAGGGGCTCATGTCTCCTCCCACACCAGCAATGTCTTACGGTAAGCTTGGCCATAAGATGATTGAAAACATCTTACGTGGCGAAGACATCCATCACGAGATTGTCATAGGTGAAGGGGAGTTCGACACTGGCGAGATAGATGAAGTGCAGCAACTCATCGAAGATGCAACTGCATCTGTTAGGATGTTTGAAGCATCTTTACCATTGTCAGACTGGGAGACAGTTGAACTAGACGGGGTACCGTTGATTGAGTTCCCTGTTGAAGTACCTCTTGATGATGGCGATTCATACATCGGTTACATCGACTGGGTTGCTCGTCACAAACCAAGTGGGCAGGTATGGCTTTGGGATTTTAAATTCAGAAAGTCTTTCCAAGCTGACTGGGTTGAAGAGATAGACCTCCAGAAACCTGTTTATATGAAGCATGTTATTGACCTTGGCATAGATCCAATAGGTACCATCTGTGGCCAAATCAAAAGCACTGCACCTAAGAAACCAGCAATGACTAAGAAGGGTACACTTTCCAAGGCTAAGGTTACTACAACTTGGGAAATATACCGGGACGCCGTTATCGAAAACGGGTTGGATATTGCTGACTATGAAGACATGAAAGACAAGTTAAAGGACATAGAGTTCATTAGATTGTCCCGTGCTTTCAGAACAGATGAAGAACTACAACGAACATGGGATACGGTTTTCATTAGAAGCGTTAAGCAAATTAAAACCCAATCATCATTGTTTGAACCACCGCCGAGATCGATCGGCTTTATGAACTGCAACTTCTGCCAGTTCAGAGACATTTGTATTGAAGACTTGAAGGGTCGAGATACCGAAGATTTGAAAAACCAATTTCAGAGGAGAGAAGACTATGCCGCCTAAGAAACTTAACCAAGCTGAACTATATGTGAATCTGGAGTTACACGGTAAACCAGGGGCAGGTAAGACTTCGCTTGCTGGTACCCTGCAAAAACTAGCGCACATGAAAGATGTGCTCTTTATTGACGTGGAGGGTGGACTTCAATCGGTGTGTCACATCGATGGGATTCTATATGAAACCGTTGGTAAAGATGATGATGGAAAACCTAATCACAAAACATGCGAAGACCTAGAGAGGATCTTCTGGTCTGTCGTAAACAAAGAGAAAGGTTATGAGACTGTTCGTACAGTTGTTCTGGATTCAGGTACTGAGTTCCAAACAGCTGACCTAGCTGACATCGTATATGCTGAAGTAAACAACCCATCCAAGAAAAGCAGAACATCTTTGGATGATCTTACTCAGCGTGACTACGGTATCAACTCCACCAGGATGAAAAGAATCTTTCGCATGTTCCGAGATGCGAATGTCAACTTCATCGTGACAGCACTGTCAAAGGAAATCACTAATGACGATGGGAAGATTATTGAAATCCTTCCATACTTCACACCCAAGGTTGGCGAAGCTCTGATGGGTTACGTCGATTATGTCTGGTATCTCTACGTGGATAACACAGGTAAGCGTAAACTTTTAACGCAACCTAAAGGTCCGTTCAGAGCTAAGACAAGAGGGTTCGCGTTTGCAGAAAAGCTAGGTGCACAGGTTGAGGATCCTGACCTTAGTGAGATCTTTAAATTAACCGGGGCGAGTTCCAAAAAGAAATAGAGGAATGAGCACCAGAAAGGTGAGAGTGCTCAATCCCCTAAAAGGAAAACACTCTCCCATAATACTTAACTTAACTTTTTTTAACAAGGGAGATTCACATGAATCCAGAAGATATGGACCAAGATTTTGTTGTAGACCTGACTGAGCAGGAGCCTGCAAAGAAAACACAATCAAATGACCCTAGACGGTACTGCATACCAGATGGCGATTACGCTGTTAGTGTAGTTGATGTAAACAAAGAAACTTCTAAAGCAGGCAACCCTATGTTTGTTTGGGATATGGAAGTTGCAGACGGGGACCACCAAGGTCACTCGATGCGAGTCTTCACGGCTCTAACAGCTGCTGCTCTTTGGAAGCTCAGTGAAACCGTAGAGGCTCTTGGCCTTGGGGAGGCTGGGCAATCAGTCAAGTTCTCCAAGGAGAAGGCCCTTGGTCGCCGCTGTATGGCCTCTGTTGTAGCTGAAGAGTACAACGAGAAGTGGAACTCTAAGATTGATCGGCTAGCACCACACCCCGAAGGGCCGATATCAGATGACGTACCATTCTGAGAAAGTCTAAATAATTAATACCGGGGGAATAGAATGATTGTCACTACTGAGAACTTTAATTCAACTATTAACAGTTTATCTAAAAGAGATTTGTTGTTTGTAGATCTTGAAACCACCGGGCTAGAGCCGTTTCTCGGTGACAAGATTTGCGGCATCGCAGTTCTTGCTGGTGATGAATCATTCTATTACCCCTTTAGGCATATCGTAGGGGGGAACCTCCCCCTCGATTACCTGGGTAAACTTGCACCTTACCTGTCAGATCCTTCTAAAACCTATGTAGGTCACAACTATAAATTCGACCTGAAGTTTCTGCACAGGGAAGGTGTACCCTTACCATCCAAAATACTGGACACGTTAGTAGCTGCCCATCTGCTTGACGAAGATAGCAAAAACCTAAAACTCAAAAGCCTTGGTGCTAAATTCTTTGGTAAAGCAGCAGCAGAAGCAGAGTCCGTCCTTGAAGATAAGCTGAATCTTTTCGGATACGGTAAAGGAGATATGTATAGGCTCCCCGCTACCGACGTTGCGCCATACGCAGAGCAAGATGTTATCCTCACCGCAAAACTTCTTAAGCGGTTTGAGGACATGCTTAAACAAGAAAACACATACGAACTTTTTAAAGAGGTGTCTGAGTTTGAACTTCTAATAACTCAGAT